CTGCGTGATGGGCGGTTCTGCAACATCTTCCGGGAGCTGGACACGGTGACGATCTGGGTTGACAAGCATATCCGTCAGCCCTACGCGAACCACGAACACCTCTGGTTCATGCTCGCCATCGCTCGCTACATCAACTGGCCGGATACCCTCGCGGAGCTGATCCAGACCAAGCAGTGGCCGGACAACCCTGACTTCGAGCCCTCCTGGCTCACGACCGCTCTGGAACATCGCGCCGTCCGCGGCGACAAAGTGTACACCGGGGCCTACATGATCCGGGCGGAGTCGGACCAGACCAAGCCCTGGTACAGCTGGAGCAAGCACCGCTACATCGCGGAGATTGTGTTGGGCCGTCTCTGGGAGGATCGGGCGGAGTGGAAGCACCTCCTGGAAACTCAACCCGGCATCCTCCGCTCCTTCAACCGCCTCGAACAGGTCTGGGCGAAGTTCCAGGAGCCCCGCTACATCGGCTGGGGGCCGTTCATGGCCTATGAAGTGGTGACGGACCTCCGCCACACCCGTTACCTGAAGCACGCCCCGGACATCTACACCTGGGCCAACGCAGGCCCCGGCGCGATCCGCGGGCTCAACCGGCTGTTTGGGCGCGACCTGGGAGCGAAACCGAAGCCGGAACAAACCAACCGGGAAATGTTCGAGCTGATGAAGGAGTTGAACGACCTGGACGAACCAGGCTTCAACGCGACCTTCGGGGAACCGTGTGACGTCAATCCGCGGTTTGAGATGCGGGACATTGAGCATACGCTATGCGAGCACGACAAGTACCAGCGCGTGGCGAACGGCGAGGGCAAAATGCGTAGCAAATACGATTGGCGGAGGGCGACCCCGTTATGAAGCCGAAGCTGCCGGAGGGCTCAACCTATGTTTGCTCAACTTGGGGCTACGTCATGGAGAAGCGGAACGGGCGCTGGGTGCGCCAACACCGCCTCGTGATGGAACAGCTCCTGGGCCGTCCCCTCCGCCGGGGCGAAGTGGTCCATCATCGGAACGGAGACAAGACGGACAACCGCCCGGAGAACCTTGAGCTGACTGATCCTGCGGCACATCAGCGGGAGCACAGGTTGGGTTCTTCCGTCAGCGAAGAAACCCGGATGAAAATGAAGGAAGGTGCGGCCCGTCGCGTCTCCCGCCCGGAGCATCGGGAGCATTTGAGTCAGAGAGCAAAGGCCCAACACGCCGCCGGACGGTTCCGGCCACAAACTTGAAGAAACGGAGAACCGATCAACATGAAAGTCATTCACGCACGCAACGTACACCAAGCCCTCCCGGAGGCGCTGTATCAGCTTCAGCGCGAGGGCGTCCGCCGCGATTCTCGCAACGGCCCCGTGGTCCTGTTCCCGGAGCCTGTCACGACCGTGTACGCCCGCCCGGCGGAGCGGGTCCTGTACTGGGCCGAACGCGACGCCAACCCCTTCTTCCACCTGTTCGAGTCCCTGTGGATGATCGCCGGTCGCAATGACGTGGAGGCCGTCGCCGCCTACGTGGACCGCATGCGCAGCTACTCGGATGACGGCGTGACGTTCCATGGGGCCTACGGCTTCCGCTGGCGTCACCACTTCTTCGAGGACCAGTTGCCCAAGATCATCGCGGCTCTGAAGTCGAACAAGGATGACCGCCGCCAGGTCCTGTCGATGTGGGACGCGGACGCGGACCTTGGGCGTCAGGGCAAGGACCTCCCGTGTAACCTTCAGGCCATCTTCCAGATCGCCTGCGACGGTCGCCTGGACATGATGGTCACGAACCGCTCCAACGATCTGATCTGGGGAGCCTACGGGGCCAACGCGGTCCACTTCAGCTACCTCCATGAGTACGTCGCCCGCTCCGTTGGAGTCGAGCAGGGCGTGTATCGTCAGGTCAGCGCCAACTTCCACGCCTACACGGAAGTGCTGACCAAGGTCGATCCGCTCGCGGAGTTCGCCGCCGATCCCCTCCTGCCCGCGGAAGTCCGTTGGGCCGGGCGCGATCCGTACCAGGACCAGGTTGTGGAGCCCTTCCCGCTGATGTCGGTTTCGCCGGAGGAGTGGCACGCGGACCTGGACATGTTCATGTCCGAACCGGACGCCATGGGCTTCCGTGACCCGTTCTTCCGCCGCGTGGCGATCCCGATGAGCAAGGCTCACCGCGCCTTCAAGGAGCGGACGAACTCGGACCGCTTCGACTTGGCCCTGGAACATCTGGACCGCGTGGCCGCGACGGACTGGCAGCTGGCCGCGGTCGAATGGATTGAGCGCCGCCGCGTGGCCTTCGAGGCGCGCAAGGCAAAGGCTCAGGATGATGGGGTGGCGTATGAATAAGCGCCTCCAGACCCAGATTCAGGCGACCCGGGAAGCCGGGACCGTCCGCCGCTGCCACATCGTGCCGCACCACGGCCAGTACAACATCGCCCAACACAGCTATGGCGCGGTATCCCTCCTGCTCCTGCTCAACCCGGAGCCGTCCCTGAACCTGATCAAGGCGGTTCAGTGGCACGATGCCGGGGAACGCTGGCTGGGCGATATGCCCGCCCCGGCGAAGTGGGACAACTTCGACCTCGGGCAGGTCTATGAGGCCGCGGAGCGCCGCGTGCTTGATGCCATTGGACTTCTCCCGGAGCTGACCCGGGAGGAGGAGCACTGGTTGAAGGCCGTGGACACCCTTGACCTCTGGCTCTGGTGCCGCGAGGAAGAAGCCCTGGGCAACGCTACGGTCAAGGCCATGCGCCTCGCTTGCGAGAAGGTGACGGACGCCCGCGCCCTGGACGGAACCCTGCCGAAGCCCGTTGCTGCCTTCTACGCAGCAACGCGGCAGCAGGAGCACCAGCGCCTGTCCGACTTCTTCAGCGAGGTCCGCGATGGACTTGGAGAAACTGAAGCGTGATTGGGCGGAGGACCCGCAACTGCGGTTCTACGCTTTCGACACGGTGGAGGAACTTGCGGACCACCTCCGCAAGTGCCACAACGATATGATGAACGGCGAGCTGGGGTGCTTGGGCTATCTGTACCGCCAACAAACACTCCGGCTCCGCGAACTGATGAAGGAGCTGACCGATGTCAGACGTGAACAACAAGCAAGTCGGCGGTGACCACTACCGCTCCAAAGTACAGCACTGGGACTACGTGGAGTTGAACGGCCTGGGCTACCTCGAAGGCTGCGCGACCAAGTACGCGACCCGGAACCGCAAGAAGCACGAGGACCCGACCCAGGACCTGGAGAAGGCTGTCCACTACGTCGAGAAGGCCCAAGCACTCCACCTCGCGGGCTTGAAGCGCCCCCGGGTATCCGGTCGCAACGCGGTCCCGCTCCGCATCACCGTGGAGGAGTTCGCGGAGGCGAACAACCTGACCTCGAACGAAGAACAGGTGGTGCGCATCCTCACCTTCTGGCAGGACGCGGCGGACCTTCAGACCGCCATCGAACTGATCCAGGACATGATTGCGGAGGCGCGGGGCTGATGCAATTCCCTCTGTTCACGACCGCTCGCAGCGATTGGACAGCCCCGCGTCTGGACTCCCTCCCCTCGTGGGAGGGGGCCAAGCGGATCGCCATTGACTGCGAAACCCGGGACCCCGACTTGAAGAAGTTGGGACCCGGAGCCGGTCGCCGCCCGGACAGCTACATCACTGGCATCAGCTTTGCCATTGAGGACGGCCCGGGCGGCTACCTCCCAATCAGACACGAAGGCGGGGACAACCTCCCGGTTGAGGGCGTCCTGGCCTACCTCCGCGCCCAAGCCGCCGTGTTCACCGGCGACATCGTGGGGGCCAACCTCCCCTATGACCTGGACTACCTCGCCGGGGACGGCATCGAGTTCAACCGGGTCCGCTACTTCAGGGACATCCAGATTGCTGACCCGCTGATCTGTGAACTCCACGACAGCTACAGCATGCAAGCCATCGCGGAGCGGTGGGGCCTCCCCGGGAAGGACGAAGCCACGCTGCGCGCGGCGGCGGTTGATTACAAGATCGACCCGAAGAAGGACATGTGGCGGCTCCCGGCTCGCTTCGTTGGGGAGTACGCGGAGGAGGACACCCGGTTGCCTCTGAACATCCTTCGACGCCAAGAGCGGGAGATTGATGAGCAGGACCTCTGGGGAGTCTACAACCTGGAGTCCAAACTGCTCCCGGTCCTCACCCGGCTCCGCCGCCGGGGCGTCCGCATCGACCTGAACCGACTGGAAATGATCGAGCGTTGGGCGATGGCCAAAGAAGCGGAAGCCCTTGCCGCCGTTCGGCACGCTACCGGCGTGAAGATCAACGTGGGGGACGTGTGGAAGCCCGAAGTCATCGCCCCGGCCCTCGAACACATCGGCATCAAGCTGGCCAAGACCTCCCAGGGCAAGCCCCAGATCGACAAGGAGCTGCTGGGCGGTATCGACCACCCGGTGGCGGACGCCCTCGAACGCGCCCGGAAGGTGAACAAACTCCGCACGACCTTCGCCGGATCGGTCCGCGATCACATGATCAACGGTCGCATCCACTGTACCTTCAACCAGCTCCGTCGCCAGAAGGATGACGAAGCGGAGGGGACGGCGGGCGCGGCCTACGGTCGCCTGTCCTGCGAACACCCGAACCTCCAGCAGCAACCGGCTCGGGATGAGTTCGCGGCGATGTGGCGGGCCATCTACCTCCCGGAAGAAGGCGAGCTGTGGGCGTCCAACGACTACTCCCAGCAGGAGCCGCGGATGGCGGTCCACTACGCCTGCCTGGCCCGCGATCTGATTGGGCACCACGCCTGGGAGAAGGCGATTGAGGCCCGCGACAAGTACCGGAACGACCCGAACACGGACAACCACCAGATGATGGCGGATATGGCCGGGATCAAGCGCAAGGACGCCAAGGAGATTTACCTGGGGCTGTCCTACGGAATGGGCGGAGCGAAGATGTGCCGCAAGCTCGGGCTCCCGACCATGATGGCCGTTCGCGGGCCTCGCTTCCAGCTGTTCGACGTGAACAGCCCCGAAGGTCAGCGCCTCGTTGAGGAGGGCGCGCGGCGGTTCGAGGCGGCGGGCGAGGAAGGTCAGAAGCTGCTGGACACGTTTGACCAGAAGGTTCCCTTCATCAAGAAGCTGGCGAAGGCTTGCGAGGCCCGGGCGAAGGCCGTGGGCCACATCACGACCCTCAGCGGTCGCCGGTGCCGCTTCCCGAAGGACCGTGACGGGAACTTCGACTGGACTCACAAGGCCCTGAACCGGCTGATTCAGGGCGGCTCCGCGGACCAGACCAAGATGGCGATGGTTGCCTGCGCGGAAGCCGGGCTGGACATCATCATCCAGGTCCACGATGAGATCGCCTTCAGCGTCAAGTCGAAGGCCGAAGCCGAAGAAGCCGCGCAGATCATGCGCAACTGTACGCCCCTTGAACTCCCCAGCAAGGTGGACGTGGAGATTGGGCCAAGCTGGGGTCATTCTATGGGCTGGGACGGCAACCCGCCGTCCTGATCGGAGGTTACAATGAGACAAAGCAACGACAAAACGGTGGAGCTGGAGGTTCAGATCAAGCGGGTGACTGACAAAGCCTACCTGATCGACCACGGCGGTGAGGAGGAGGTCTGGATGCCCAAGTCACAGGTCAAGGACCTGGAGCGGGTCGGGCGCGGACCGCTCCACAAGATGACCGTCACCGAATGGATCGCCAACGAAAAGGGGCTGATATGAGCGACACAGCCGCGCGGTGGACTTCCCGGAAGTTCTGGGCCGCTATGTTCTGGGAGGCAATCATGGTCTGGTTGCTGTACTCGGGCAAGCTGCCGGTCGAGGCTTTCCAGTCCTTGACCTGGCTCCTCCTCGGGGGCTACTTCCTGGGCAACGTGGTACAGAAATGGATCGAGAACGGAGGTGCGAAGTGAACGAACGCCAACGCAAGTGGGACCAACGCTACATCAACCTGGCCCGCGAGGTCGGGACCTGGAGCAAGGACCCCTCAACGAAGGTCGGGGCCGTCCTGGTTCGGCCCAACAACTCCGTCGCGTCCACCGGCTTCAACGGCTTCCCGCCGGGCTATGACGACAGCCCGGACTTGTACCTGGACCGCGGCTACAAATACCAGCACGTGATCCACGCGGAGGAGAACGCAATCAAGTTCTTCGGGCCGACGGCGGAGGGCTTCACATTATATACTTCTTTCCCCTGCTGCCCCGATTGCGTTGAGAAGGCCGGAAAAGCTGGCGTGAGCCGGATCGTCTGTCCAGCCCTCAACACTGAAGGGCGGAATCTGGAATGGGTTGACGAATGGAAACAGCGCATTCGCCGGTCCCTCGCGGTCGCCGCTCAATACGGCATCGTGATGGAGGTGGGCGGTGTCTGAATCAGCCATGTGGGAATCCCTCCGCCCGGTCCTGAAGAAGCTGGACCCGGTACGGATCGAAAGCCACATGACTGGAGGGGTTCCTGACGTCAACTACACCCAGGGATGGATTGAATTGAAGTTCATGGACCGCTGGCCCCCGCGCGGCGGACCGCTCCGGGTCGATCACTTTACCACGGCCCAGCGCGCGTGGCACGTGCGGCGACGGAAGGCCGGGGGCCGGTCCTTCGTCCTGCTGAAGGTCGGGGAGACGGAGTGGTTGCTGTTTGATGGTGCGGTCGCCGCGGTGCTCTTGGGCAAGTCGGTCCGTGAACGGTTGTATGAAGTGTGCACGGCGCGGTGGACGCGCCTGCCGAGAACTGAGGAGATTTGTACATGTCTGCTACAGTGACACCAACCAAAGGCGAAAGCCTACTGCTACACCGCCGCCGCAAGGGTCTCAACCAAATTGAGGCCGCGAAGGAGTACGGGGTGCACCCGGACCGCTACCGTGAATGGGAGGCGGACCGCCGCCTGGACGATCAACCGCGCCAGCACCTCGGACAACTGAAGCCCCACGAGGTCTGCTTGCTGTTCCGCCGCCGCTCGGGTAAGACCCAGCGCGAAATCGCCGCCGCTCTGGGCTGCACTCGCCTCTGGCTGATTCAAATGGAAAGTGGGAACGCCCCCGTGGAGCGCCTGCGCGAATACTGGGGGTTTTGACATGACCTGCGGCATCTACTTGATCAANCATAAACCCTCCGGGCGGAAGTACGTGGGGCAAGCCCGGAACGTGGAAGAACGCTGGGAACGTCACCGCAAGGGCGACACNAACCGCTATCTGCGCGAAATCGTTGCGACCGAAGGACCGGAGGCCCTGGAGTTCCAGCTGCTCGAAGTCGCGGAGCCGGAGAACCTGAACGCCCGGGAAATCTTCTGGATTGGGCAGCACGCCAGTATGTATCCGCAAGGCTTCAACCTCACCGCGGGCGGGAAGGTCCCTGACTCGGTTTCGCCGGAGGTCCGCCAGATACTGTCCCAGGCGCAGCGCAAGGCTTGGGAGGGCGACCCGAAGCGGAAACAGCGACAAGCTGAATTGGGCCGTCAGCGCATGGCGCAGGACGGCTACCGGGAAAGGACTGTCTGTTCACCGGAGGCCCGGGCGAAGATCGCCGCGGGTATGAAGGAACGGGCAGGTGAGATGAATCGCAAGCGGTGGGGGAATTAACAATGGCGGACCTCCCGCAACACCGTACCAAGGACGCCATCGACTTCCTGCGCAAGTGGTGCCCGGAAGGTCCTTGGGTCCTCACCGCGATC